ATCATGGGTAATTGCACATTTTAAAAATTGGTCAGTAAATGCTAAAACATTTATTCTGTGAATTTCTGCTTTTTCTTTTTGATTATCTTGAAATATTGGTAAATGTGAATAATCAATTTCAAATCTATAACCATTTTGGAAAGTTAATGTAGCTTCATTAAATTGAAACAATATATTTTCACTTTCTGGTATAATAGTATTTTGATACATTGCCTTCTCATAGGCATTTTGATTATTAAATGTCGTACCTTCAGCATTAGATAACAAATTATAATTAAATCCAAACGCATCACAAATAGTTTGTATATCTGATTTTTCATTCTCAAATAACTTCAATTGGTCAACATCCATACTAATTCGTTGCCATTTTAATGACATATTAGTAATAATAACTTGCCATTGTGATTTACTTAAACCATATTTTCTATAATCATCTTGTAAATCCTGCTTGTCTTTTTCATCAATAGAGGTTGTCCCAATTACATCTTTACTATCATTTGACAAAATACCTAATGCACCTCTACTATTAATCAATACCCCTCTAGCCTCATAATTAGCTACTAAATTAGTAATTTGATTGCTTAATGGTGCAATTCTACTCTGTGGAAATAAAGGACTATCAATACTTAAAGTTGTATCTGTACAAAAATATAAATCTTCTTTATTTAATCGTGTCGTTTCGCCATTATAAGTAAAATAAACTGATTCAATAAGGTCGCTTATATTATCAACTGATAAATAGTTTGTTTGCTTATAGTTAATTTGCAAAAATTGATTAGGCAAAACATACATTCTACCCACAATATTATTAAAAGGTTTTACTACCAACCAAACTGCAACCCCATAAATTTGAGTAAACGCATAAGACTGCGAAATAAATTGGCTACCTGTCTGCAAAGGATTAGGTTGTGAAAGTAGCTTTGTTAATCTATTATCATTAACTATCTCACCTTTAGTATTTAATAACGATATTCTACCATTATTTAACATTGAGGATTTTTTGTTAACAATCGTAGGCAAAATAGCCAAAAGTTGATACGCCTTGTCTATTGTCGTATTTGATAAGGTAAAATTATTACCATTAAAAGAACTGCCAAACTCTTGGAAATACTCATGGCTTATAGTATTATATGTTTTGTTAGTAAAATTACTATCAATCATCTCAATCTTATTAGAAACTAATTTAGCTAAATTCATTTAAAGTCGTAATTATGCAAAGATAAACATTTTTTATTTATTAATATTATTTTTTAAATAATTCCAAATTATTCTACTAAGAAAAAAAGGACACATAAAAAAATAAATAAAGAAAGAAATTATTTTATTGCTTTCTTTATCATCTAAAGTCATATTGTAAGCAACAAACAAACAAACCAAAAGGTAAATTATTAATATATTCATATTCTATTTTTTAAAGTAATGTGTATAAACTCCGTATCTAATTGAATCCATCAAGTGATTAAAACTATCTATAGGCGCATTCGTACTTTCCCCTGTTTTATTATCCTTTGCCCACATATACTTTTGCCTTTCCTCATGCAAATTTAATGAATTAGATGTATAAAACACTTTAAATTCTTTTAATTTAATAATACCTGCATTTATTGAACCTTGCCCCTTTCTTGCAGGTAAACAAAACTTCATTCCCAACCTTCTCAATTGGGCTATTTGGTCTGGGTCATGGTCGCAATAAATAGGGGTCATACTCGTAAACCCATTGGCTTCAAAAATTTGTTTCATTTGAATAGGTGCAATACCTGGAGTATAACAAATCTCATGTACAAATATACTTTCCCCTATTCTCACAATCTTTACCCCTGCTGTAGGGTCATTCGTATAGCCAAAATCTAACCCTCCTATAAAATCGTTCTCATGTGGAAAATCTTTATAATCAATAACTTGCCAATCATTATAAATAATACCCTCTAAATTACCTGTTAACCCCCTTGCATATACCCTCCACAAATCCTTATCCTTTATATTCTCCGTTCTCCTATGCTCATCCTCTGATAAAAAAGGGTTATGCCTATGGTCTGAAATAATCAACTTGACATCTGAACCTATATCGTTTGTTTCCTTATCCGTTCCAATTAACTTTTCATGCGCCCAAAATTTAGCTGATGGGTTATAATCTATAAATGTCCTTACCCTCGTTCTTTTTGATACTTGCCAAAATACATTCCAATTAATCCCATTCGCTTCATTAAAAAAAGAATATTGCCTTTTCCCTTGCTTTGCGCTTTGCTCATTCTCATAACTCGTAAACTCAACAATCCACCCACTTTTAAAGTAAATCATCCTATCCGTTTCATTCCAATTCTTTATGTACTTTTTTAAACCTTCATTTGAATTATATATATTTTTCGCTACCCTATAAGCACCCTTTTTCAAATTGGGGACACTTTCACCCACTACAGTAATAATAGGGTCTTCAGCAGGTGCTTTGGTAGTCGTTGCAATCGTAAACAAAAGTTGCATTATCGCATACGTTTTGCCAGAATCAGTACCCCCTTGATTAATAACTACTTGTTCCGTTGCATTATAATTAGCATAATAAACAGGACTTACATCAAATTTATACATTTACATCAGTTTCAGAATTAGAAAGATTAGCTGTAACAGAAAATACATTTATCGTTGGTGCAACAGTTGCCACATCATCCCCATTTATATTTGTTTGCGCTGATTTCGTTGGCGCATAATCACCCTCAATTTTACTTATCTCAGCTCGTAGTTCCTTAATCGTTTTGCTTACCGTTGATTTCTCAATTGAGTTCATTGGTCGTATGCCTGTTAATAGTTCGCCATCTGAAAAAGTAGAAACTATCATTATATTTGCCTTCAATTCATCATTCAATATTAGTATTTGCTCTTGCAATTCTAATAATCGCCCTAATTTAGATTTTAAGCCACTTTTTAGGCTTATCGCTGTATTTGCTTGTATTTGCTTGTCTAGTGCTTTATCTTTCAATATAGACCACTCTTGAAGCGTTTTATGAAACATTCTAACGTGCCTTTCTTTTGCAATTCTATGCTTTTGCCTTATAAGGTTATATGTATTCGTATTTTCAGTATTTCCCCCTTCAAATAGTTTCATATATTCGCCCTTTAAAGCTATGTCATTTAAGTATGTTTTTTTTATCATATTATATTACTTTTGATAATGCTTTTTGAAGTGAAACAATAACAGCATTTATACATGAGGCGCATTTTATAACCTCTTTATTTGTTTTATAAATTCTGTTATGGATAGTATAAAGTGTGTTTAATTCTTCAATCGTGTAGAAATGCTCACTATCAATGATTATTTTTCTATTAAATAGTAGTTCGTTCTTATCTTGTATTGTTAGCGTCATTTTATTTCTATGTTGTTTTTATTCAAGTGTTTATAAATGTCCTCTGTAATTTTGCCACATAACCACGCTTGGCTCTCTTCGTCTGTTATATCCCTATTCTTTGTTACTTTGTTGACTAGATGGAAGATTTCATGCGACAAAGTATTGTGAGTTAAGTAATTACTATTAATCAGTAAATAATATTCATTTATATCAAAATAAAAGACTATTCCCTCAACTTCATAATCTAGTTTAAACTTGACTTTGTTACGTTTGCTTATTCTTTTAATATCCTTGTCAATATCATCCGACAAAACAAAGTGAACTTTACAGCCATATATGTCTAAATTTATAGTTTTATTCATACATTTTTACTAAAATCGGTAATTTTCCATCAATAACTATAGCACACGCTATTTGTGGCGGTGCGAAATTCTTTGCGTATGCCATCGCATAACTATTCTTGTCCACTCCACAGCCTACCTGCATTCCGAAAATATCGTTTATAAATTCAATATAGCACTTTGTATGCGTATGCCCTGCAACTACAGAACAAAACAAAGCCTTAGCCTTTACAAATGCGCTTGAACCTTCGCCATGAACGTATAAAACATTGTCAATTGTTGCATCAGTTGTAAAGTTCCAACCCTTAACCTTCAAGACTTCGCTATATTCTTTTATCCATTTCGCTGAAATACCGTTGCTCAATGCTTTACGGTTTACTATTCTATCATGATTGCCGATTATAACCGTAGCAACAGGAAAAGCTTTGTACCATTTAGACAATTTCTTAATAGATAAATTCAATTCGTCAATTGCGCTAAATCCATCAGGATTCGTATCATGGAATGAACTATAATGACTGTCTATGATATCACCAATAAAAACAACCTTGTTACAATTGAAACGCTTATAAACTTGCTTACAATGTGCTAAATAACCATTCAAACAAAATGGCTCGTGAAGGTCTCCGATTACTAAAACTCTACTCATAATTTAAACAATAAAAAAAGCCCACATAATTAATATGTGGGCAAAGGTAAAATATTATTTTTTGAATTGCTTAAAGATAATTTTCAATAGCTTTTTTAATCTTAAAATAATTCCTTACTGTCGTATCATTTTTGAATCTCATAATTCTAGAAGTCATCCCCTTGTCAAGTCCTGTTAGGGTGGATAGTTCTATATTGCTCATACCTTTTAAAATTTGTATATCTCGAAGCTGTCTAATTGTAGGGGTAACGTAATGTTCACAATGTTCGCATTTATTCATAAATTGGGGGTTTTTTGGGGTTAAAGTTCGGTTTTCTGGTTAAAAATTGGTCGAAAGCCTATAAAAATGGCTAGAGTAAAAGTAAATTGAAGGGCTTAGCGTGTGCTAAGTTGCTACTTAAAATTCGTGAGGTGCGCACATTGGTATAATATTAATCTTACTGGAATTGATATGAGTGTCTAACGTGAATACTAGAGGGCTTGTAATATTATACCCAAACGCTTTAGCTTGAATTTCGTTTAAAATAAAGCCTACCCCTAAAAGAGTTTGTTTGCATTCTGTTTTATCGAAATTCTCAAACCTTGTCAGCATGATGCTTAACAGTAATTTTTGATTTTTTGACATATGCAAAAATTTAATCCCTTTTCTTTTTTTGAGTAAATTTTTTACTCTGTTAAGCCCACATTGAGAGGCTGTTATAAATGTTAAATTTTGATTTGTCATAATTTATTTATTTTAGTTTAGTTTAAAAATTGGTTAATTGTTTATTAGGTTATAGATTTCCTCTACACTTTCTTTCACATAATTAGTGCTAATCATTGCACCTCTACTCTCTATTTGTGTATGGAATATTTCAAAATTTGACTTTTTCATTAATTTTACACTAATAATAGAGTCGACACCGATTAAAATGGTCTTGTTTTCCGTATTTGTTAATTTTATTACTTGTTTCATAATTTATTTATTTTAGTTTTAGTTTAATTTAATGTAAAAAAGTCGCTGTTAAGTATTTTATTATTGCACTCTTCGTGCAATTCCTGTAAGTGTTCATCAAGTGAAAATAAGGGGTCTATATCAACCGACACAAAGGCTATTTTGTCGCTTTTTTCCTCTTCGTGTGTAGTTCCTTCGTGTTTTGCCCAAAATTTATTTTCATAAATTTCAATTTCAAAAATTATATAAGTGTCTTTTTTTGTTCGCTTATCTTTTACGCTGATTTCAAAAATTTTCATTTTCTCGCATTCATCAAATTCTACTTGAATAGTGTAATTTTCAATTTCTGTAGCTATTTCCTCAAAAAAATTGTTTATTTCTTTTGCGAGGTCTTGAAATTCGCTCTCAGCGTTCTGACTAGCCAATAAAGACGCTAAGACTTCGCTATTTATATTTTCTAGTGTATAGCCATATTCTGAGGCTATTTGAAGGCTATCTTTTAAACTGTTATCGTTATTGTGTAAATAATCCATTGCATCACTATAGTAGATTATTTCAATATCGAAACCGTTACTCTCGCTTATCATGTCGTAAATTGAACTGTAGGCATCTTCAATGTCTATATTTTCAATTTCGATACAGTTTAGTATATCAATTTCAGTATTAAGATTTTTTAAAAAATTTTTGATTTTTGTTTGTGTTTGAGGTTTCATAATTTATTTATTTTAGTTGTTTAAAAATTGGTTAAGTGTTCGTTAAAAAATAATACTCCACCTATTAAAATGTCTATAGCGCCTTGTCTTATAGTATTGTCTTTGTTTTGAGCGTTATTTAATAGCGTGTAATTATTATGTGTGTGGGTAAATTCACCTTTATAGAAATTAACAATTAATTTATATTCATTATTATTTATTTCTATTATTTCAAGTGTTATTGTTTCATTTAAGTATTTTGTGCTTTTCATTTTATTTATTTTAGTTGTTTAAAAATTGGTTAAGTGTTTCATGTTGTTTGTTTTGTTGTTATGGTGGGGTTTCTTTTTTCATGGTTTTAGTTTCTTTTAATATTGCAAAGATGCAATCTTTTACTATATCGACAAATAGTTTTTCTCTATACTATTATAGTTTTTCTCTATATAGTTCTTTAAAGCCTTATAAACAGGGCTTTTTAAATTTTTATTTTTAGTAAAAATAAATTTTTTTTTTTTGATATAAGCAAATAAAGGGTATAATTTAGCTAAGTATTTTTTGTTCTTTTTTTTATGATAATCTTTTTTTTGATATGGCTAAATTAGTTTTTTTATCAGAACATTAAAGACTGGTGATGTTTAAAGTAATTTTTTTGTTCATGCTTTATAGAATATAAAAGCCTGGTGACGTTCAAAGTTTTTTTAATCATGCTTTTTTATTACTTAGGCATTTTTAAATTACTTAGGCATTTTTAAATTATCAGTTTTTAGCTTTTAAAAGTTTTTTTGATATATTAAACTTTTTCTTAATATGAAGAAATTTTACTAAATATTCAATTTAGGGGATGTATTAATTGGCTGATGGGGTGTATTAATCAATTTACCCTCTGTATTAATCAATTTACCCCATGTATTAATCAATTTAGGGGGTGTATTAATTGAATTTCTTACATATTTCTTTAAATTCCCCCAATGTTCTAATTATAATATAAATTTGATTTAAACTTTTAACTTGGGTTTCAAATATCTTTTGTTCTTTACCTTGTTTCCCTATATCTGTTTTTAACTCAACAAAAATTACCTTTTCATTTACTACCAGGATTAAATCAGTAACACCTGTTTTAACTCCCATAGCTTTCATCTTATTCCCTTCAATAGCATTCCTTGCTTTGTTATTACAATGGAATAGGCATTTATCGTGTTTTTTACCGTACTCTAGTGAATACCATGCTACTATCTGCGCTTGTAATTTATCTTCGTTTCTATTCATGTGTAATTAATTTTAATTTTGATTCTAATGTTTCAATGGCTTTATCTTGAATCCATTTATTAAATTTGTTATCGTATTCCTTACACCACTTAGCTGTTTCCTTTATCATTTCAGAATATAATACTTCTTTTAACCCTTCAATTTGGCTATGTTTAGAATAATAGTTTACTAAATGCTCTGCTATTTTGTGCAATACTGCAAATGGCTTCCAATTCCTTTCTTTTGCTAAATTTAATAATCTTTCTGTAGGCAATTCAATTGGTTTTGTGCTAATCAATAATACTAATTTTTGTTCTTTTTCTTCTTGTTTTTGTTTTTGTGCTTCTTCTTCAAAATCGTGTCCACAACTAATACATACTAA